CTGCTCGCAGACCTCCTGCGCGTAGACCCTCGCCTCTCTGAGCGCAAGCTCGTCAACGCAACCGTTGACCTGCCGGCCGATCCCGGCGAGCAGCTCGTTGACGCGGTGTGTGATGGATGCGCGAAACGGCAGGACGCCGCTATTGTTGTTCTCTTCCATTTTTCAGTTCCCCTTTATGTTCCCAGACGTAATCGATAAAGATCTCCCAATTGAGCATGATCTGATCGTACACGTCGATCTTCTCCGCGCGAAAACGCGAACTGTGTTCAGACGGAGGCCAGTGCGAGAGGATGATCTCCCATTCACACTTGCTCCAAAAATAATACATCAGCGATTTGCGCACGGCCTCAGCAAAGGCGTCCTTATCTTTGGCGTATTTTCTGGCGGCCTTGCGGCAGTCATCGCGAAAGCCAGGGTGGTCAAAGACATCGTCTGTCTCGATCCTGCCGCTGTTGAAATCGCCGTACCACACCTTCCAGCTCAGCATGGGAGCGGCACCCCAGTGAGCGTGTTCAGATCGAGCGGGCGCACATCATCCTTATCGTAGGAGACGACCGCCATCGGTTGGTTGGCGCCGGTGAACGGCAGGATGCGGATCGGCATACCGAGCATGTGTTCCGCCTGCTTGACGAAGAAGAAGCGGCGGTACATCATCACGAGGATGAGCGCGATGTGGTTCATCCATACAAATGGATAAGTGATCTGTTGTCTGTTCGGACCCATTTACTTTCTCCTTTCGAACAGCGAAAGAAAATCGCTCTCTTTCAGGCAGAGCGAAATGTTCTTGTATCTGACGAGGTAGCTGTCAGGGTCGACAGCTTCAAGCCGCCAGTGCTGATTTGGATGCAGGCCGACGCCGACACCGGCGCCTCCCTCCATACAAATGAAGCATGCGTTTTTACGCGGGCGAATGTCTTTATCATTTTGTGTCATTTCGATGTGTATAAAATCTTAGTTTTATTTTTAGTTGGTTCGGCGGTACTCACCGAATTCTAAGGTGCGCGGCTGCATGAGCGTATCAATCTTTTCCATTACAGCTTTCTGCTCAGCCTCCTGTTCCATTTTCAGCGCGGCGGCATATTCATCGATCCGGCTCTGCCACTCCTCATAGATCGGGCGAAGCAGATCGTTCCGATCCTTCTGCTCCTTCAGTTTGTCGTATCGCGCCTTCCATCTGTGATAGCGGATCGTATCGCGGATTGAGAAGCAGAAATATGTATAACTCCATGACCCCTTCGGTGAGTATCCGACGTAATTGTTATTCAGCGTCCACCCGTATCTGTTGATTTGGTACATTGCCTTAAAGTGATCAAAGCTGATCTTCGCCCGACAATCGCTTCTGCTGAAGGCGTATTCCCCAATTGTAATTCCAGAAGCAACTACGAAGACTACCGCCGCAATGGTCAACAGCGTGCCTACAACGTTCATCATACGCCGTCCTCCGACTCAAACACATACTGCGTATTCTCTGTTCTGACCACGACGCGTGTCCCGTACGGGAGGCCGTCATCATCTATGATATAGGAAGAAGAGACAGCCTTCACTTTTGATGTGTGAATGCGATGCGGAACGCCGTCATCACTGTTTTCGGACAGGAACCAGCCGCGTTCTCCGATGTTGAAGTACGCGAGATAACATATTGTGCCCTCGAGGCCGTTGTGGATGCAGTTTGGGCGCATCGTCGTGAGGCTCACGAGTTTGAACTTGTGACAAAAAGCCTCGTGCGCAGTGTTCATTTATCCACTTCCTCTTTGGTACGGTTGAGCTGCGGCCTGTAGTCAAACGGCTCCTTTCCAACAACCTCATACGCGAGGCTCAGAAGGTCGCTCCCCCTGATCCAGCCGCCGAGGCAGAAGAGCGAATCGTTGATGGCGTGGGATCTCACCCACTGCACAAGGTCATCGGCGCGGATCATGCATTCAGCCATCCCTTCATATAATAGATCGCATCATCGATGTTAGAGACAAGCACGCCATATTCCTTGATGAGGCCGGTGACATATATGTTCTGATAGGAATACTGCTGCTCTCCGAGGGCGGAGGCGCCGCCAAGATCCTTCGCCTCACTGTGCGTCAGGAAACACTGTCTATTATCTGTACAGATGCCGACGATGAACTTCCTGTCGCCGCGGGCGATCTTCTCGTGGAATTTACCAATCTCGGCACATGTTCCGGCGGGGAGGACATCGCCGTCGATGCAGGCAATCAGGATGTCCGTATCGTCCAGGCGGGCGTTGTCGGCAGATGCGACAATTCTTGAGTCGGCAAACTTCTTTTTCCCCTCGACACCATTGATGTCCGTATTCTCCACAGGGCTGTAGAGATCCATCTCCGGAAAGGCGGCACGGAGTTTCGCCGCCCACTCCGTGTTGCGGAGCAGATCGCCGTAGGTAAAGATGCCGCCAGCAAGGTAAGCCTTGAATCGACTCATGCGTTTGCCTCCTGAGCTGGAGCGGGTCTGTCCGGAATATAATGGACGTCGGAGACGCACTCGAAATTATAGATACCGACGACGCGCTTATCCTTGATAACGATAAACGCCTTGCCATCATAGGTGTAGTCTGTAAAAGCGTCCGGCTGCCAATTGATGGTCTCGCCGTTCTTCATGGAAATCCTAAGCATTGTTGTCCTCCTTCTTTTCTTTGAGAATAAAGTTCAAAATTACGCCGAATACAAGGGCGAGCGCCGTGCCGCTAAGAGCAAAGGTCGTGCCGCCGAGCGCGATGCCGCTGATGCCGAGAGACAGGACGGATGAAACGAGGATCAGATTCTTCTGATCGTTCAAGTCTGTATGCTGGAGCATTTTGACGCCCGAACAAGCGATATAGCCGTACAGGATAATCGCCGCACCGCCGAACACACAGCTTGGGATCGAGGCAATGAACACCTGCACCGGTTCGATAAAGGCGAGGAAAATCATCATAATAGCGGCCATACCTGTAACGCGTGTCGACGCGACGCGGGAGAAGCCGACACAGGCGACACCCTCTCCATAAGAGCATGCTCCGAGCCCGCCCCATACAGAGCTGACCAGATTTGCCAAGCCTTCACCGACAAAAATCCTTGCGAGTCCAGGACGCTCGTATAAGTCTTTGCCGATAATGCCGCCGAGCGCGGCGTGGTCTGAGAGACATTCCATCATGGCGCTGACAGTAAAGGCAATGTATATGACAACAACGGGGACCAACTCAGCGCCGAACCCAGACTCGATATGGGAGAGCGCGACATCCGGCATGGAAAAAAGACTCATTCCCCTGAAAGGCGCAAAATCCACCATATTGCAGGCACCGCTGACGGTAAGGACAATCGATGCCAAATAACCTGCAAGCGTTCCAATAAGAAACGGAAGGACTTTCGCAGCCCCTTTCGCGTAATGAGACGTCAAAGCGATGACCAGCGCCGTAAAGATTGCGATCAGTATCCCCCAACTATTTGTCACCCCTTCGATTTGGACGTAGGTTCCGATAAATCCCATAAGCGTAATGCCGATGACCATCGTAACGGCGCCGATCAAAGCGCGCGGGAACACTTTATATATGCTGTCGACCGGGATACGCGAAAAAATCAGGCCGAATACACAGTAGACGATGCAGGTTGTAAGACCGCCAACGGCAACAGCACGATAGCCGCCGACGGACATAGCGATCATTACCGGAGCGACAAACGCCCCGGAGTTTGAAATAAACATTGGAGACTGCCACTTTGTGACGCAGAGATAAACGATTGTAGACAACCCCGCACCGACAAGAGCGCCGCTGACCGCGACACCGCAGATGTTTGCGATGAGAACGGTCGCCACAAATACGGATAACAGGAGCTGCAGGCTGAATAACAGGAGCCTACCGATGGGGAGTCTATCGTCGACGTTATACAGCATTGCACCCCTCCATATAACTTGTTACACCCCATACGACCGGAGCAATAATCGCAAGGATAAACTGCAATGTGTCGCTCCATTGAAGTGTAATGGAATTAAGAAGGAGCGTAAGGGACGCAACATTAAATGCAAAACAGATTAACTTCATAGAAACCCTTTCTATCTGGATTGATGCTCGGCATAAAAGCCGCCGCATTTTACGTTATAGTTCATACCGAAGTCCTTTGGGTCGCGGACGAGCAGCTCCCCGCAATCGCAGAGATGCCCGTCCGCATGATACTCGCTTATCGGCATGCTGATCTCAACTTTTCTGCCGCACGACGGGCAGTAAAAAAGATATTTCATTTGAGAAATTCCTCATAGCGACGGATATACCAGACCGCTTTTTCGAGATCTTCGACGATTTTTGCAGGATCCTTTCTCCCTGCGCGGCAAATATACTTCACGGCGTTTCCGAGATGGAAAGACAGCTTTTGATCTTCGATGAAATCAATGACCTCAATTTTGCCTGTATTATAATGGGATGGGTGGTCGACGTTTTCGACTGCTGCGGCTGAACTGTGTTCGTACACAGTCTCTTCCTCATTTCTGTATTCCTTCATATCTTCTCCTCACTGCACTCCTGTACTTCCGAAACCGCCGCGGTCACGATTGGTAAGCTCATCGACCTCGACGAACTCGATGTCCGGCTGCTTCTCCTGAATACGAAACTGACAGATCCTGTCGTAGCGGTGGATCACCGTGTTCTCCACAGCAAGAATGGGGACGAACCACTGATCGTTATCGCCGCAGTAGCTTTCATCTACAACACCGGGGCTGTTGGGCTGGAGCGTAAAAAAGTTTTTGAATGTGCTGCCGCGCGGTGCGACAAGTGCTTCATAACCATCAGGCAGCTGCATGGCGACGCCGAGCGGGACCTTGCAGAATTCTCCGGCGCGGAGAACAACGTCTTCCGCAGCGCGAAGGTCGATCCAGTCGCCGATTTCGATCTTTTGAACTCTCGGCATATCCGGGTCGAAGTATTTAATTAAAATCTTTTTCGTCATAGGAACTCCTCATATGTTTGCATGGCGTCTTCTTCCTGCGGAGAAACGCCTTTACTTTACGGCAGATAAAGCCGTCTGTTTCATCGATACCGTTATGGTAGTTGAGATGATTGCACTCCTGGCATTCATCCGGAAGATCTTCAAATCTCATTTCAGCTCCTCGGTCTCCCGTTCCAGTGTGTGAGGGCGGTCATAAGAAACATGGCCGCGGCAATGCAATAGACAAGCGTGTCCAAATTCAATTCTCCTTTATGAAATTTGCTCGGCGTACTGCTCCTCATTCGCAAGGTAGACACCGAGAACAGGATCAAAATGCGGTTCTTCATCAGGGCGGAAACGCCCAAACTTCACAATGATGTTTGGCATCGACATGAGAAAATGAAGTTCGCCGTCGATCTCCTCCTTCCGATAGCCGGTGTAGATGACGACAGGGTCCGTGCAACCGTACTGCATGCGGAGCTTCTGCAGGAACGGGAAGAGCTCACCCCACTGGTCGAAGGGTTCAAGACCGCCGAAGACGATGGCCTTGCTGATTGGGTTACTCAGATAGCGCCGGATCAGGTAATCGTCGTCGGTGTGGATCGGGTCTGCGTTTGCGAGGTCTGCATTCTGGCAGACCTGATTTCCGCACTCCTTGTCACATTTGAATGAACAGGTCGTTGTGCTGATGAACATGGATGGGACTTTGTAGTTGACAAAGTCTTCATCTGTGATACCTTTCAACCACATTACTGCATCACCCCGTCATTTGAGAGGACATTCATCCAGCGTCGCTTATCGAATTCCGCCTTGCGGATCTTCTGATAGCTTGAAATCGGCGTGTAAAACCCTACGACACGCGCATATGTGTCGGCAGCGGGCTCACCGCATACCGGACAGCGCGGTTCTGATATGAACGCATGCTTATGTTTGCAGACAGAAATCTTCGTGGTGAATGCGAAGTAGATCACACCCTGCGACGCAACGTAGTTCAGCATCTGCCATGCCGTATCCTCGTTCGGGAAACGGTTTTCGATATTGATATGCGCGATGCAGCCGCCGCCGCACTTCTTATCGAAGAGATTGCCGAGGCGGCATTTCTCATGAATGGTGCATTTCTCCATGAGCGGGATCCACTGATTACTGTAAATAAAGTATTTGTTCTGCTCATACAGCAAATTATCGGCCTGGCAGATGACGCCGGCGCAGTTTTCAGCGGGGATCATCTCGATATTGAACGAGAAATCACACTCAAAGCTGTCTTTGACCTCATTCATGGCGTCGAGAATCTGCGATGCAAACTTAACGGCCTCGTCGGAGTAACTCTTACAGCCAAGCTCGTCAGTGTTGATCAGGCCAAAGAGATCCATGACTTCATACATGCCGATGCCGCCGATGGTGCAGAACTGTTTATCCAGTTCAACGGCGCCGTCCTGATAGTTCGGCAGGAGCCCCTTCTCAATATTGCGTTGAATGATGTGGCGCATGGCCGTCAGCGCCTTGCAGTCGAGCAAAACGCGCTGACGCAGGATCTTCAGATACTTTTTCTTGTCGAATTCGCTTTCATAGGCGATGCGGACAAGATTAATTGTACTGACACGGCAGGAACCGACGGATAATGCCGTTCCGCCGATGGAGTTGATGAAAGCATCGAGCTTCTGCGTGTCGGAAAGCAGACGGCAGCAGTTGGAGAGTACGCCGACATTGTCCGAAACGAAGAAGTTGGAGTCGGACCAGCGCATGTTGTGGTCTGAGCACCACCGAGCATACGCTTCGTCGGCAAACTTGCCATCCTTATACAGGAGCGAGTAAGTTAAAACCGGATAAGTAAACATATTGGTCTCGCGGATCTCGCTCACAACTTCCATAAAGACCTTCTGGCACTCCGCCATGTCGTCGATGTGGTCGATGGCGAGCGTTCCGTCCGGGAACTCCATACCGCCGAACAGAGACTCAAGATATGGATGATCGAAGATCGAAATATTTGTAAAGGCGCTCTGGTCGATCCTCAGAAACGGCTGATTAAGCCTGTAGATCAGCTTCTGGAACTGCTGACGGAGGTAATAATCCGGATCCTTCATGTAGTATCCGTCCTCCACGTCCTTCTTCCAGAAGTACCACGCCCAGATCAGGACGTTCGGCATGCCGACTGCACCGCTCTGGCGGTTGGAGAGGAACGAGACAAACTCGATCACGTCATCAAAGTATGTAGTCAGATGCCTCGGCGCTTCGTTGTTATAGTTGTCGAGGAAAAACAGACCCTCCGTCGCGAGACGGGTAAAGTCGTTCGCCCAGCAATACGGGAAGTAGCTGGCGGTTGTGGAGTCGTTGAGGTAAAAAGCCCTGCTGAACTCCGCCCTGAGCCACTGCTTTGCGGTGCGAAGCCCCCACATCTTCTTGATCTCCATGAAGATCTTGTTGAGACCAAAGAGCTTGTCCTCGCTCTTGGCTTTCTCCGTCATAAAGGAGCGGATATCCTTGTGATTCGCGTTCGCATTGGGGTCGATGCTGGAGTCGGCAAGCGTGTCCTTGTCGACAAAGTTGTCAATGAATTCGGAGAAGTCAAGCTGGCTCGGGTGGAGACCGTTCAGGTACTCAAAATCCTCACCGTATTCTTTTTTAAGTTCTTCGAGATAGCGCTCGAAATCTTTTGATAATCTCAGCTGAATTTCCACGTATTACTCCTTCTGACCGTTCGCCCATTTGACGGCATCGCCGAAGGAAAGAAGCCTATCCCCGACCATCAGGGCGGGCGCCTCTGTCATGCCGAGACGCTGCATCTCCTCCACGTCGTCACACACGGAGTAGGCAACGCCAGACAGATCAAGCTTCTTTTTCAGGATGCCGCATTTCGGGCAACCGGTCGTATAAAAAATGATTTCCCCTTCCATTCCGTTCCTCACTTTTTGATTGCACGGATCAGAGCGGCAGCGCCGAACAGCACCCCGGCGAGCGCGGCGACACCTACGACCGGGACTTCGAATACGGTGAGTTCCTCGGGCTCGCAAAGCTCGTCGTCAAAGTCATCGCAGAGATCATAATGATCGCAGGCTTCGCAGTCGCCGCAGCAGTGATCATCTACAAGAAGATCGGACGCATCATCTTCGACATCGTCATCAATGTCATCTTCGGTGTCGTCTTTCACTTTTTCTGCGACATCATTCAGGTATTTGGCGAACTTCTTGTAATCATCCGTCCGGATCATGTTGCCGTTGCCGTCCATATAGCAGAAGCTGACGTTTTCCATGGGTTTGCGCATAAGCTTTTCAAAGAAATTCCACATATTCTTTCTCCTTTTTCTTAATCAACAAATTCGTCCGCGTGCCGGCTGATCCAGCCGCGATGGTTCTGCGAAAGGCTGCAGAACGCAGCGCGGTCGCAGGATTCAAAGTGTTTCATGTATCGCACAAAGCCGCTTTTGGACGGATCGTCCATATCACACTGCAAGTCGTGCCCGATCACGACGACCTTAGTATGGGACCCGATGCGCGTCAGAACCTTTTTGAGCTGTGAGGCGGAGAAATTCTGCGCCTCATCAAGGATCACGACGGCGTTATCGAGGTTTGTGCCCCTGAGAAAAGTGTCGGTGATACAGGTGATAAACCCGGTTCCGTTTTTCTGATTCACCATAGACTCGGTATTGATGGCGGTGTTCGGATTGACGTTGCAGTTGACAAGCGCCTGCCAGAAAGCCTCGAAATAGACAGAAGATTTTTCCGTAAACGACCCGGGGAGATACCCCTGCTTGCGCTCCCCGTACGGGGAGACGATATAGACGATGTTCGGGAATACCCCGTACTCCGAGAGGAGCACGGCGGTGCCTGCGGCGATCGTGGTTTTACCCGTACCGGCCTTGGCATTGCAGAAAACAATGTCGTAATCCGGCGACCAGATCGCGCTTGCAAATTCCTCCTGCTCAGGGTCAAGTTCCATACCGAAAAACATCTTCGGGTCGAGCTTTGCCGGGATATCCGGAACAGATTCCGGCTGTGCTTTCCTTTTTGCGGCCATGTTACATACCTCCGTGCTTTGGTAGTGTCTCCTTTGATTCTTGAGCGGTCTTCGTTATGGGGTCTGGACAAGACGCCTGTATTCGTCCATCCAGAAATACGTTCCTTTTTTGGAAAAGGATGCGCAGTAGACCACGTCGCCCTTTTGAAAGGGCTGTTTTTTATAATTGGATTCCCTTACGGTCATACGAGACGCTTTCCCGCTTCCGATCGACACGGTGCTGACGCCGCGCCCCCATACGCTGCCGTTCTTTTTGTCAGTAAGCGGCCAGATATCCGTGACGTACAGCTTTCGGCGGTCTTCCTGCTTGCCGGAGCAGTACCCGGCGTAGCCCATGACCTCAATGAAGTTATTCACCTTGGTCACATCGTCCAGATCCGGGAATCCGGCTGCCTTTACAAGAGCCTCCGCCTCGATCAAGACGGCGTGCGTGTCAAAGAGCGTATAATTCTTCGCTTCGCCGCCGGATTTTGTGACGCCGACGGCGTATTTCCGGATCAACGGCTCAAGAGGTGTGCCGTCGACCAGCCTCTTGGCAAGCTGCTTGGCGCAGCCCTTCTTAAACGTATCGGCAAAGAGGCTGTTGATACGCAGAAGCTCGCGCTGATTGCCGAATTCTGAAAAGAAATCCAATTTGATGAGGATATCGAGCTGACGGCTGTTGATGCTGGTTTTCGCGTCGAGCCCATAGAGCACATCGACAAAATGGTCGAAGCGCGCGCTGTGCGCGAGGTCATACATTTCGTCCGCAAGCTGAGTGCTCATGTATTTTACCGAAGAGAGCCCCTTCGCGATTACGTTTCTCTCTTCGTCGAAGGAGTAATCCCCCCGTGACACGCCCCATTTCGGCATAGTGACAGGGATATCGATCTTCTTGGCGTATTCTGTCCCGTTTCGGATATCGTCTTCGTTGGCCGCGTTGTTAAGAAAAGAGGTAAGGAACGCGAGCGGATAATAGTGGCGGTAATAACCACAGAGATAGCCGAGCAGACAGTATGCAATTGAATGGTTATACCCAAATTGGTAGCTTGCGCTGTCTTCGATGATCTGCAGGAATTCCTTCGCCTCCTGCTCGGCAACTTCGCGCGGCTGGTTGGACTTACTGCAGTAACCCTCGAGGATCGATGGGAGTGCGGCGTCAAGCCTGTCCTTCTGTTTCCTGCCGATCGCGCGGCGGATATTATCGGCCTGTGATCCGGAAAGCCCGCATATCTGCTGCAGGAACTTGATGGTGTCCTCCTGATAGACGAGGTAGCCGAGGTTCTCTTTCAGCAGATCGTCGATCAGCGGAGACGGGTTCTTGTGGATCTTATGAGCGAGGATCTGGTCACGGTATGATGCGCCGGATGGACGGATACAGGCCGTCACAAGGGACATGTCCGCGATGCTGTCCGTGCCGAACTTTCGGAAACACTGGGCTGCGTAGTCGCCTTCAAACTGGAAGATCGCCGTGAGATCGGAGCGCATGTCTTTCCATACCGCTTCATCGCACCAGTCGATTTCATTCGTTTTTGGGTATGGTCTGCCAAGAAGTCTGCAGCAGTCCCGGATGACCTGAACGGTTTTGAGCACAAGAAAGTCATATTTTGCAAGCCCGGTGTCGTGTGCCTCTTCCATGTCCAGAAGCAGGCAGTTCTCACCGTCTTTGAGGAAGACCCCATACTCCTCGATCAGATTCACGGGACTGATGACCATGCCGGCCGGGTGTACGGATTGTGATACCTTCGTCCCGGCGAGGCCGTCGTAGTAATAAAAGAGCTCGCTGTACTTTTCCCGTGCTTTCCTTTCGCTGATCTCAAAATCTGACTTGATCTTCGCGACTCTCTGGAGGCTCCACGGGTTCTCCTCCCCGCTGTTCCCGTGTTCGAGCGCCCACTTCCTCGCGAGATAACGGCCGATCTCGTCAATGACCGCTTTGGACTGTACCGTGCCGTAGGAAGCGACGCGGGCGGTCTTTTCATTTCCGAACCGTTCGATGATGTGTTTGAAGATCGCGGGCCGGTCCGATTCCACGCAATCTATGTCGATATCTCCGATTTCTTCCCTGTCCTCATTGCAGAAGCGGGAGAAAACCGTATTCCA